ACATACTGCAGAGATGTCTCTGAGTCTGAACCTCTAAATACGAATGGTTTTCTATAACCTTTATATGCCATTTGGAGTCTCCTTAAATATTAATGTTAATTGTCGACAGTCTATTTATTAATATCGAATCTCAAAATCGTCTAAAGATTCAAGGAGTAGCTTCATTTTGTGCTTCATAAGGTAGTTCATCCACAATTGGATATTGCCTTTAGGTTCTTGATTGAACTGCTGTTGTATCTGAGACTTATATTCTGGTGGTGTCATTTGCAAATCAATAAGGTCTTTATTGCGTAACCAGTTCTTTTGTATACGTGTTGGCCAAGTATTCGGGTCTTCTTGAAGCATTTTTAGCTGTTTCTGTGTGACCGGTGTTTGCCTTGCACCTTCAGTAATAAGTACTTCATCATCAGATAGTATATTTGGTACACCATCACCAGTGTCACCCTTGACAATCTTCATCCATAATTCTTCTTCAGCATCTTTACACTTAATCCATTTCTTTTGAATATTAGAATATTGTACAACATTATCATAACACTGTAGCTGTTTGAAATCATTATCTGGAGATACAATAAGTAAGTGGTCATCATTGTTTTCATTATGTGCAATCCAACCTATAGCATCATCTGCTTCACATCCATCTACAAATATACACCTATATGGACTGAGTTCAATAATATCTTCTCTTACCTGGTTGACCATATTGAAGATACCGTTCCAATCGTGTATACTATTGTCACGATTTTTACGTCTATTTGCTTTATATGGAGCAAATTTTTGTCTACGCCATGAATTACCAGCATCAAAACATACAACAGTTTCTCCATACTTATCTCTGTAATCAACATTATACTTACGTATAATATTCAACATTGTATGTCTAATTAAGTCTTTATCTTCATCATAATCATCAATACGTGGGAATATTGACGACATTGCAATACTACTAAAATCTAATAGAATCATATTATCTCCTTTGCTGTTATTATTATACTAATTCCAGTGACGAATTATACCAGCTATAATAAAGAAACATGTAATAATCTCTAATACACTTTTAAAGTGCATGTTAGTTCCAATCAATATTTAGTGATGGTTGTGGAGTTGATGATTGTTTTCCTGCTGTATTCTGAGCTTCTATGTGACTAGGTTGGTCTTTAATATCGGTGACTTTCATATGTTCATAATCGACACCCAACAGCCAGTTACGTCTGTCTGCTGGGTCACCATATCGATTTTTAAGTTGACTAAACCTGATTAAGTTATCATCTCTTAATTGGTCATTTGTAGTCATAGCAAAGAAATAATCTGCAGTCATTGGTAAACCAAAAGACTCTGATACATCAGTCATACCGACATCAGCATCAGTCATACCTTGCCTATTTGTCTGAGTGGCAGTAAGAACAGGAATATTAAATTCCATAGCCATTGCTCTTAATTCTTCAGCAATTGCTTTGATTTTTTCATAACTATTTGCATTCTTAGATACGCTTAGTGAATTACAAATATTAAGATAATCAATACAAATTAACTCAGGGACAAAATTCTTTTTCATATCTAGTTCTTTTAATAAACTTCTGAAGTGTGCTGCTGTAGGCATACCGGTTGGATATTCTTTTACAATTAACTTACCTTGTGTTTTAGTTCTAAGATTTTGAAACCTTTTTAAGAAGCTATCTTTACCAATACTATCAAGTTCTTCTTGTGTCATATCAAGTAAATTTTGGTCAATACGTTGTGCAATTTTTTCTTCAGCCATTTCCATAGATATGTATAAGACATTCCTACCACGTTCCAATAAGCTAGATGATATTGAACACATAAACAAAGACTTACCTACACCAGTACCTGCCATGATTACACCAAGTGTTTTTTCTGGTATACCGCCACGTAAAATATAATCTATATGTTCTAAACCTGTTTCAATTTTGTTTTCTTTCTTGTTATAGTAATCCCACCTTTCATCAGCTTCATCAGTATAGTCATGCCCAACTGACTTGTCAAAAGATGTTGCAATAGCATCATGTAATAATTCAGGTAAAGCAGTCATAGGTGTTTTCTTATCATCACCACCGATAACATTTACTGCTTGATATACTGCATTTACAATAGCTCTTTCTTGGCACCAGGATTCTGTTTTATTTACCAGCCATTCAGTCTTATTAATAGGTTCTACTTCTTTTGCAAGAAACTCTTGTATTGAATTGTAAATAGGTTCAGTTAAATCAGTTCTTGATTCAACTTCAATTTGTAATGCAGTAGAATTGGGTAATGAGTTATTCTTGTTAAAGTATCTAACAATTTCTTCAAATATTACTTTCTCATGTTTTTCAGAAAAGTATTCATCTTTTACAAAAGGTGCAACTTTACGGCAGTAATCTTCATTTACCATCATATTGTATAGTATGCCTTTGCGAAGTTCTGATGAATCAATACTCATGGTAATATAATACTAGGTGTCTCGTTCTTTTTAACATTTAAAATATCAGCTATAATATCACTAGCCATTTTTTGAAACTTATCTTCTCTAGCATATTTTTCAGCGTCTTCAATAGTGAGAAACTCTACTTGAAAATTAAATTTATCACCATCAAGGTTCATATCTACTGGTCTCCATGTGACACCTTCGTACTTATGTCCTTTGCCTGTGACTTTTATCCATTCACCACCTTCCGGGTCGATGTATGGTTTAAAATTTTTAGGATTTGTTTTTGACATTCCACGGCCTTTCATAGTTTATAGTTTTTAAAAATTCGTCTGTAAATACTCCGTCAACTCGTATTGTATAGGTCCATTTAGGACTTGGGTCAACACCGTGGTAATTAAGGTCATGAAAAACATAACAATTACTGTCCACGTAATGTTGTACATCATTTTCTTGGTCATAAATAAATCCTCTTTTCTCCATATTGGGACTAATCATTATTGAATTGTGGTCTTCTAACATAGCAAATGGGTTATTGTCTCTATGTACAGTGACATGTTGACTACTGTCTATACCAAATATATTCACTCTACCAATCTTTTGGAAAGGTAGTTTTTCCCATATCCATTTAATTGTGTATGGGAATAGTTTCTTTGCTTCAGCACGGACATATTTTCCTGCAGTTGAGTCTTGTTCATTCCAAGGGGACCACATGATTGGGTATACGTCTCTCCAAGGATAGTAAGCGCCTTTTTTAAATTTAAGATACCTTTCAAATACTTGTTGTTTCTTGTAATCATCAACTGGTAAAAGCTTAATTCTTTTAATTTCTTCATCATATAGTTTTGCTCTTGCATATTTTACATCTAAATAATCGCTGTCAAAAAATTTAGTGTAAGCATCACCACGGCTATAATCATCACCAACACTAAATATAGTGTCACTGCTGCGAGCCATGCCCCAACATACTTCGTCGTTAATCTTAACAGCATCATCTTTTGTTAATAAGTCTAAATGTAAAAATGGTTTATCATTAATCGTTATCAGCGGCTGTATCTTCTTCTTCAGTTTCTTCCTCCACTACTGCTTTCGTACTAGTACCAATTGCATATCTATCTTTAATTGCATCAGCAAATCCAGCCTTAAACATAGGAATCCAAAACTCAGAATGTGATGTGTCAGCTTTACGCTTTTTATCTGTAATTACTTCACCTGTTTTAGGATTAGTACCTTCAAACCAACCTACTGAAGGTTTGTTTACCCAGCCTAATTCTAATCCAATATCAAGTAGACCAGACCATTTGTTAATACCACCTTCCCATGTGACACTTAAAGGTAATCTTGTTTTTTCTCTTACAAACCTAGATTTTTCTACACCCATCATAAAGTGATAGCCTGCGATTTCAGTACCTTCTTTCTCTTGTTGCCTACCCATAAATAAAATTTGGTTAGCAGAATAGTAAATACCTGTACCACCACCCATTACATCTTTAGGAAACATACCAATCTCTTTATAAGTGTGATTGACTGCAACTAATGGTATATCTCTTGTTGTAAGATACGGAGTGCATATTCTAAATAATGATTTAAGTGCTTTTGCTCTTGACATATCAGCAACTGACTTACCGTCCAATGCATCTTCCAATTCTTTTTTAGATGCTAAATTACCAACTGAATCAATAACAATAATTACTTTATCGCCTTTGTCTATTTCTTCTAATTGTTTAGTGATATCAAACTTTAGCTGTTCAACATGTTCGATTGGTGTATGAATACACCTTGCTGGGTCTACACCCATGCTTTCTAAATACTCTGGTGTAATACCAAACTCTGTATCATATAGTAAACAAACAGCATCATCATACTTTTTCATATATGCATGAGCCATAAGTAATGCTAGGTTTGATTTAAAATGTTTTGATGGACCTGCTAATACAGTAAGTCCTGGTGTAAGTCCTCCATCAATTGAACCAGACAGTGCAATATTTAAAACTGGTACATCTGTTGGTACCATATCTTTTTTATTGAATAGTGCTGAGTCTGATAATACTGCTGTGGATTTTACGGTTGAAGTTTTTTTAAGCTTATCTAGTAGCGACATAATGTTTCCTTTGTTGGTTGTTTTATTCAGCGTATACCAACGCCGTACTATATTTATACCACTACTAGAAGCTTTTTTATGTTAGCCTTTTAGATATTCAGGTTGACCTGTATTAATCTTGATAGACTTCGGCTGCTTTTCTTCTGGCAGCTTATATTCTAACTCGACTACTAGCAAGCCATTTGAGATAGCTGCATTGGTCACTTCAATATACTCTTGAAGTTTAAAAGTCTTGACAAATTTACGAGCTGAAATACCTTTGTGTAGATACTCTTTCTCTTTGTCATCACTTTTACCTGTGATGATTAACTCACCATCTTTGACTGTGACATCAATATCTTTCTCACCAAAGCCAGCAATTGCAAGTTCTATAGCAAACTTGTCATCACCAGTTTTCACAATATTGTGTGGTGGATAGGACTCGATGTTTGTCCAGTGTGTTGAGTTTAGTTCATCGAAAAGACGGTCAAATCCAATAAAGGCAGACCTTGGGAATGTAAGTGCGTTCATAGTTTCCTCCTTAATTAAGCAAGTTAACATTCAATGAGTCCCATAATTGGCAACTCGTATTATTTATACTGATTATTGTTCTGAATTTAGGGGATATCTATGCTGCAACTTCGATTGAAATTGTTTTCTTTTTAGTAGTAGCCGTAGTTCCCTATTAGTGCGAGTATCATGGGCATAGTAATAGTGCCAATCAAAATCGAGAAATCTCTGATTAATTCACAAACTCTACAGGTTTTGGGATGCTCGGCCTTCCAAGTTTTAATGTAAGCCATCACAAAATTATTTAATAAGATTATACTGAGCAATCAATGTTTATGATTGTAAATTAATTGCCAAATTGACAAATAATATAAGAATCATTTTTCTTATAACTTATAATTATATTACAAATCTAGGTCTTTAGACCAAGGACCTTCATAATTTATTGGTGGGATTTTCTTTATATTTTTTTGTTTTCTTGGTATAGTCTTTTTTTTGTCAGGCTCTACCTTATGCTTATAAGGCGAATCATGTACATATAGACCTTTGTGTGCTCTAGTCTTCGGTTTTTTGGCCAACGGTTCTTCTCACTATATCGTTATGGTTAAATTCCGCCCAATACAGCTCAAATGCTACTCCGTCTTCTAAACCTTCAAATTGATGAACTTTGCCTGGTTTAACTTGTGTAAAATCACCAGGACCTAAGATTGTTTCATCAACTAAGCCTTCTTGGTCATCTTGCCAAACTCTAACAATCATTTTGCCAGACTCTACAAAGAATCCATTCCATTTGAACTGATGTTCATGTTCACTACATTTATATCCCGCTTTGTATTCTATGCGGTGGAACTCCAAAACTCCATTTGCATGGATTAGTTCTGTTTGTCCCCATATTTTTCCAGCTTTCATAGTCATAATAAATATAATACTTATATAATGGAGTATTTATTATGGCGGCCAAAAAAAATCATAGAGTCTATGTGACTTATTTTCCTGATGGTAGGTATTATATTGGCTATTCAGGCAAAACAGAAAAACAATTTGAGAAATACTTTGGAAGTAGTACACTTATTAAAGAATACACGAATGGTGACTTATATAAAGAAGTTATCTTTGAAAGTGAAAAAAAGAATGAAGCTAAAGTGCAAGAGTTCTTATTACAATGGCAACAAAGAGATGACCCTGATTGTTTAAATGATATGATACACATACGACTAAGACTAAAACACTTACAAGATTTTGAACCTATAACTTGGGAACCAAGAGACGTACCTGCATGACAATATCAAATGTACCTAATTGGAAACAGTTTGAGATAGATGGCTGGCAAGAGTGCTGTGCAGAACTAAAAGAATTTGTATTACATAAAAAGCCAGAGATTGCATTAGGTATGAGCCTCATGGTTTGGCGTAGATGTTGGCCTCACCCGTATGAACAATT